AGAAACAACACCAGAACTATTGGCATCTCTTACTAAAACTGTATTTGCAGCTTGATTAGCTATCTTTGCTAAAGTTACATTAGCATCTACAATAGAAGCTGTTACTACAGCATTTGCTGCTAATTCATCCGCACCTACTGCATCGTCTGCTAGATGTTCATTATCAATACTTCCTGCAGCATAATGTTCAGAGTTTATAACATCGTCTGCTATTTTAGCTGCCGTAATAGCATCTGCCGCTATTAAACCTGTAGTAATCTGTAAGTTTGCTATGTGAGCAGTGTCTATAGAAGCATCAACGTATTGATCACTATCTATTGAGTTAGCTGCCATCTTAGCAACAGTAATCTGAGAATCTGCAATGTGAGCCGTATCTATTGATCCATCCGTGTAATGCTCAGAGTCTATAGCGTTATCTGCTATTTTATCGCCATTAACAGCATCGGCTGCTATTAATGCTGTAGTAATCTGTAAATTACCAATATGAGCTGTGTCAATAGATGCGTCAACGTATTGATCACTGTCTATTGAATTAACTGACATGTGAGCAAGATCAATAGATCCATCTGTATAATGTTCAGAGTCTATAGCGTTATCTGGTATTTTTGCAGAAGTAACGGCATCTGCCGCAATCAAAGCCGTTGTGATTTGTAGATTAGCAATGTGAGCCGTATCTATACTGCCATCTGTATAATGTTCAGAGTCTATAGCGTTGTCCACTATCTTAGCACCAGTAATAGCATCGGCTTGGATATCGGCTGTTTCTATTGTATTATTAGGGAAAAGAGGAACGGCTGTAAAAGTAGCGACACCTGTAACACCTAATGTACCACCAACAGTTCCGTCACCAGTTACCGTTAACGAACCCCCAACCGAAGCACTATTAGTAATAGGCATATTACCATTAGCATCAAGAAACACGGCTTTTTCTGCGGGTTGTGTGCAAAAGATAGTTCTTAAACCATTCGTCCAAACAACCTCATCATCATCGTTACTAGATTGTAACACAGTTGTTCTAGCTAAAGTTGTGCCAGATAATGTATAAGTTCCAAGACCTATTTCAAAATCAACCCCATCCGTACAACAATAGTAAGTGGTATTAGAGTTACCAATTACAGAAAACGCTTCAAAACCATTCTCAGCACCAGCTAAAGTATAAGTACCCGTTCCCGTTGTGCTTGTGGTTTCTTTAATTCTATCTGCTAAAACTAATGCCATTCGTTAAGTCCTCGGTCTTGAAGGTAAGCCCCTTCTATAGGCATCGTGATTTTCTCTTGCTTCTCCAAGATCCTTCAACCTAGATAGTCCATCCATAAATCTTTTTTCGTAAAGAGCAATTATATCTGGTTCGCCTTTCATAAAAATATACGCTTCTAATAAGGCTCCGTAAAGAAGTACATTAGGAGCATTCTCACTTACCCAGGTTGTATTAGACCCAGAATCCACTAGGCTTGTTGGTCTATAAAAATAGTGTAGTTCAACTGTATACGCTGAATTAGGAGTAGGGGCTAGTAAAAAGTGATCCACACTAAACACAGCATAGTATCTCGGCACACCTGTTGTTGAAGCGTTTGGTGTATACTCTCTTAAAAAGTTTACATCTTTTTGTAATAAAAAGTTTTCAGAACCACTAGTTGTTATTTGTAAAGAAAACACCGCTAAGAAGTCATCTGGAACAGATAAAAATTGATCAGAAGAAGTCATAGCTGAAGTAACATTCTTTCTAAAATATTCTAAATCTATAGATTCAAATATTCTGTCTTCGGCTGCTTTAATAAAATTAGGTAGATTAGTTACAAACGTGGATTCTGTATTGTCTGTGTAATCTTGGATAGCCGTTTTTAATGTTGCAAATGTAAAGCTCATTTATGTCCCCAATGTAACTGGACCAGCCGTGGATATTCCACCACCACCTTTTATATTACCCGTTTGTGCCGTTTCACCAACAACTGTGAATGTATATCTATTATCACTAACTTTAGTTATAGTGTATCCTGTGGCTTTTTCAAGCACTGTCCTCGTGAAAGAGTCAAAGCTTGATACTGATCTAAATCTTACTGTATCATCTGATGATCTTCCATGAAGAGGTTCTAGAACTGTTATTACAGAAGTATTAATGTTACCAGAACTAAATGCATTTAATCCAAGTAAGTTCTCTACGGTCACTTCTGTACGGCTTGTAACTCTTGGTTGATACAATGCTGTTGGATCAGGTCCAGGATGATTAGGTTTTAGCTGTGGGTGCTTTTCTTCATATTCATCAGGACCCACTTTCAAACCATTCCATTCGGTTTTCATTTCTTTTAAACGATAACGAAATCCAGAACGATCTGAAAACCCCCATGCTTTTTTTCCTGTTGCATACTTTGCCATATCAGTAACTATAATACGTCATGCTAGGTGTTAATTTTAAAGGAGTGCTATTTGCATCCTCGGCTGCTGCTCTTTGAAATTCTTCTTCGTAAACTGATTTTAATAGTTGCACTCTCTCTGGTGCTTTCTTCATTGCTAAATAATAAGCAAGACCAGCCACCATACAAGGAAGGAATCTGAATGGTGTGTCTGCATTATTTATCAAAGAGTCTGCATCTTCAATACGTCTTACATAATAATAAACCAAAGTGTAAGAAGCGTTTGGTGTTGACCACAAAGTAATAGTGGGAATAACCTGCCTATCAAAGAAATACTGACTTGGTTGTCCAGTGCTTGCTTTATTAGGTATAGTTAAATACTCACCTCGGCTCATTTGAGATAAGGTAAAATCAACATTACTACTGTTTCTTAAAACAACTTCTAGCAAGTCCACATAAGTAGCATCTAATGTATAAGTCGCTGTACCAGAAGTTATAGCTTTAGTTTCTTGCTTTACCGTCCACATGTTAAGACCACGATTTGCCCAATCAGCGAACATTAGATTCAGAGAACGTCTAGCTGTCTTTGCGTCATAACCAGTACGCATCTCCAAGCCACAACGCTCGTAAGCTTCCTCTATTATTTCACCGACATCTAAATCGAAATCTCTTGAACCTGATGTTGTCATTTACTTCTTCTTTGCAGTTAATGCGGCTCTTTTAAAATTAGCTTTTGTAGGAGCACCTTTTGTCCCTGGCTTTCGCATTTTTTCTTTTGAGCCTGCGGCGATCCTTTTTTTCTTTGCGTGAATATTAGCGTATAATCCTGGTTTTGACACTTGCTTCTCCATATTTCCTCTGTTCATAATATTAAAACATCCTATCCGTTATAGCAATACCAATTATTAAAACGGCTATTCCCCACATTCTCAAGTCTAAGCCTTTTAAATGTTCTTTTTGATCATCTAGTCGTTCTTCAATACGTTTGTAACGAAGATCACATTCGGCTTCATGTTTTACCAATTCAGCCATAACTTCAGTAACGGATAATCTTACTTTAGGAGCCATCTCTAATTTCATTAGCATTTCCATCTTTTACGAGCTTGTCTTAAACGACTATTAGGATCTTTTGCAGCTTTAGGAAACTTCTTCATTTGCCCTGCTGACCTCGCACAATATGACTTGCGTCTTTTTGCAGACTTGCTACCAGCTTTAACTTTACCAGTAACGGCTGTTTTTAACTTACTTCCAGGGTTGTCCTTACGATATTTAGCAACACCCTTTGCAGTCATTCCGGCACCAGATTTGGTAGGTCTCTTTTGACCACCTCCTATGGTGTGACCCTTCATGGTTCCTTTTTTCTTTTTCTCAGCCATTTCTTTTCCTATGCGAAGAAAAATGTCATCATATCTATTGTACCAACAGTGTATCTAATACTAAGACCACTTTCAAATAAAATACCATTTTGAGGTATTGTTCTATCAAGTGTTGTATTATCAGTGCCTATTGTTCTTGCTTTAAACAACACTGTCCCTGATTCTGGGCTACCATCAATAAATTCAACAATCCCTGCTGTTCCACCAGATACAATTGAAAATCCTTTTAAACGAACTCTACTACCACCACCAACGGCTTGTGCCGCAGAAGCGATAGAGCCAACTTCTATGTTTGCTGCAAATTGTGCAGAACTTGTTACTGAAGTAATTGTCTTAAAGTATTTAGTACCATCTACAGCTTCAGCAGAACCAGTAGAAACAATTACTTCTGTAAGAGCATTATCAAAAACATCTGTTCCAACAATAGTATTTGTCTTAGCATTATCACCTGTTCCTGCTGTGGTTACAGTTAAAATTCTGGCTCCACCAGAAGCAAAGGAAGCGTTTGCTAATGTTGCTGTTGTATTAGGTCTTGCTACGGTAACTATAAAGTTATCATCTGCTGCAACCTCGTCACTTATAAAGGCTGGTTTTACATCTGAAATAGTTCCTGCCATTTTAATCTCCTTATAAAAGTGTGGGGGTAATTAGCCCCCACT